GGCATGATAGTGGTGAGGCGTACAGGGTTATAGCTGACGCTAAAGGTAGGGCGCAAACTATGTTTTCTGAGAATTATCTATCAAAGAGATATATTAATCCTGTGACTAAATTATATAGATCATTAGGTTCTGCTACTCAAGAAGGCGGAGCGATGTTTATAAACTTTCAGGAAAATTGGGGTGCAAAGTTAAAGGCTGCTGGTTTAACAGACTTTGAAGCTGACAGAATGATAAAGGCTAATAGGTTAGATGAATTACAGAAGATATATCCTACGAGGGTTGGTATATCTCCAAAAATATATGACCAATTAATAGCTAGTAAAAAGAAGTATGATTTTGAGATAGAACCATATCGAGTTGATGATAAAGGTGATGTTCTTTCTGATGCTTATATAAAAATGACTGATGAAGATATTGCTAACTGGAAAGGTTCTAGGGAGTTTAACAACTTTGATGGAGCAGAGGCTTCTGGGTTTTATAGAAATATAGGAGAGACTGATGTTTCTAGGGGTGCTAGATCTGTTTTAAAAGATGGCAAACTTGAAATAAAAAAAGGAACAGGAGATAAAGTTGGATATACTAAAGAGCAGTATGAGGTTCTTGTGGAATATACTGAAGCTCAAGCAGATTTGTATGCACAAATAAGGGAATATTATTTAGATAAAGGCATAATTTCTCAAGCAGAATTTGATTCTTTATCTAGGCACAAATGGTATAGTCCAATTCACTACCCAGGTCAACGTGACTTAGGCGGTATTCCAGAGGGTGTAGCAAAGACTCTAGGAGAGAAATCTGTTAAAGGCAGAAGTGTTGTGGATAATGGTATACGAAACCTATTAGATCAATTAGACAAGGATTCAGTTGAAGCAAAAGGATGGCTTCCATCTAATGCTGATCCTTTGTTATATGACTTGATTAATGCTAGGCAAAGAGTAGCTAGGAACGATGCTACTAAAGCTATGGTTGAGTTGTCGGCAGATGAGTTTGGCTTGGAAGATGTGTCTCAGGATTTTGTGAAATATAAGATAAAAATAAGAGATAAGAATAAACAAATTAAGACCAAGACGTTGACAAGAGCAGAATTAAACAGGCAGTTCAAAAAAGAAGATTATGACCAATGGGGTCCAGTAGACCCAGAGGAAGCTACAGTAAAAGCAAAGTACAAAGAACCAGTGATTGATAAGAAGACTGGTAAACCAAAAAAAGGTCAATTCACGGAATATGATGTAGTAACCACATCAGCCGTAGAAGAGGTTTTAGAAAAAGTACCTTATGATGATAAATTAAACACAGGTTATTTTTCTTATATGGATGCAGGTGATCGCAAGGTCTTCGGTCAGAAGTTCAAGGATGATGTAGAACCCAAGCCAGTACCTCAATTATTATGGCAAAGTGTGAATGGTAGAGCTGGTTTAGCTAACAAGGGGGAGAAAGAACTTTCTCATACGCTGAAGGCTGCTAATGGTTTCTTTAAGTCAATATATACTCAACAGAATCCATTATTTATTGTTAGAAACAGTTTTATAGACTCATTGACTGTGCAGTTGAACGCTGGTGTAGGTATGCACAAATCAGCCGCTAGAATAATACAGAGTTTAAAAAATATAAAGACTCAGGATGATTTCTTTGTTGATTTACAACAATCTGCTGGTCCTACTGCTATGCAAACTGGATGGTTTCCTGACGTAATACAAACAAAGATTGTGGATGGATATAAAGAAGCTGGGCATGATGCTACTGTTATAACTAGCAATAGAATGGCTAGGGATCTTTTACGAAATGATGTGATACGGAAAGCAAAAAGAGCTATTCCTACTCTTGGTAGTGCAAGTGAGCAAGGTCCTAGATTAGCTGTGTTTACAAAATCTTTGGAAAGATCTATCGGAAAAAAGGAAGTTGATCGACTGAGAGACTTAAAAAGGACTAGTAAAGAGGCTTATGAGTTTCAAAGAGATGTTTCTTATACTCCTGTGTTTGATGCCCAAGGTAGGCGTATAGCAAATCCAAGAGCAACAGGAAGGGGATTCAAAGACTCTCCTGCGTTACAAAAAGCTGCTCAGAACTCCACAGAGGTAACACTTGACTTTGCTAGAGGTGGAGAGCAGATGCGCAAATGGAATGAATATATATTGTTTTTGAACCCAGCGTTTGAAGGAGCTAAGTTACCTTTTAGGGCGTTGGGATTTGATTTATCTCCTGTTATAAGACCTAATAGAAGTAGAACAAGTGCTGATGATTCATTGACAGAATGGGGGTCATGGTCAGATCAAACTAGGAAATATGCTAGATTAGGATTTGGTGAACGTGGGTTGACAGGGATGTCATTAGACGCTGTTTCAGGTGGACCTAAAGCTGCGGCTATGAGAATGGGGATGGCTTTCTCTGCTTACTTGATGCTTCAAAACGGACACAACAAGCAATTCGAGTATGATGGAACTCCTATGTATTATGATATTCCTAGTTATATTAGATATAACGCTATGATATTTATGCAAGATTCTGATAGAGATGAAACAGGCGAATATATAATAGACCCAAGAACAGGAAGACCTACCCCAAAGTATCTTGTGTTTCCTCACAGATTGCGTGAATGGAACTTATTATTTCAATCAGCTACGTTATTAGATGAGCATACAGATAAAGAAGTTCCTATGGATAAGAAGAAGTTCTTTAATTATTTGATTTCTTCAGGATCTCCAATGGGAACTAACTTATTTGAAGCTGTTATTCCTGAACCTGCTATGGTATTGGGAGAAGAGTTGATGGGGAGAGACTTCTTTAGGGATGCTGATATAGTGAGTGAAGAGTTTCAAGAGTTGCCTCCTGAAGAGCAATATAATAAGTATACTAGCAAGACAGCACGAAATGTAGCAGGGTTCTTAGATAAAGCGCCATTTATACCAGATGCTTTTGATGAAGTGGTTGCTAGTCCGCAACGACTTGAACATTTGTACGAGAATGTGTTTGGTCAATTAGCAAGTGAATCTCTTAACCTAAGTGATATGGTTATTAGCTTGATGGATGAACTTAGTGACGCTGATGATGACAGACCTATGAAAGATAAGGTTAAGTCATACAGAGAGGACATGGATGCGACAGAACGTAAAGAGTTCATGGTTTCTTTAACTGAGTCAGAGTATGAAGAGTTCCAAAAAGAATTGAAGGAAGCTGATAAAAAGGCTCCTATACTTGATGCTTTAAAAAGATCTTATTATCCAGAAAGAGGTGGAGGTTTAAGAGAACTGGCTAGAGCGGAGACAGAGAAAGCATTTCCTGATATAGACCCACAACAGACTTACAGGGCTGGTGTACAGGCTTCTAAAGACAGGCAGAAGTTGAAGTTTAGGCAAGATAAAGATGACCTTGCGTTAGCTAATTGGTCTGCGAATAAAAAGGGTGATAAATTAACACCATCTGAGTGGAAGAGTAGTCATTCTAAAAAATGGTCTTTATATGAATATGATTTGGAACAATTGGCAGAAAGATATCCTAAGTCTATATATGCGCAACCAGACGAGGTTAGGGATGCTTATTATACCGCTATGTATACTGCCGCAGGTAAGATGAAAGACACAAGGGATGGAGTGGACTTGTTGTTAGCAGGATATTATGCCATACAGTCTCCAGACCAAGATCCTAGCGATACTGACTGGACAGCTTATTTTAAAACAAGAGATGAATATATACAAAGAGTGAAAGATGCTTCAGAGGCAGCTGGTGATGGTATATATGATAATTTTGTACGAAGGATGTCTGCAAATAATACAGAGACAGAAAAGGCGTACTATAGGGCTATGAAGATTATAGCTCCCTACTGGAGTGTTGGTAAAACTGTACAAGAGTTGTACCCTGCCCTAGGTCCTAGACCTGATTTGCAAAGATTGTGGGATAAGTATTTAAATGCAAATACTACTCAGAAAGAACACATGAGAAGAACTAATTCTACTATCAAGGATATGGTAAAGAGACGTAGCGATCAAAGGAAAAGAATGATAAAGAGAGATGAGTATGCTAATAATGGGATACCAGTATTGGAATCTGCGTTAGTGTACTGGTATGGTGGTGATTATTATAGAAGTCCAATAACACTAAGAGGCAAACTATATCATAATCAACTTTATAATAGATGAAAACATGAGGTATAATAATAATAATTTTACAAATGAAAGGTATGAATCATGGTAAATAAGGCAGAACAACCAGAACAACAACCTGTTGAGCAACCTACTGATACTACTACAGATATCACTGAGGAGTTTGTTGGAGTAGATACTCCGCCAGAGGGAACTGTTACGCAAACAGAAGAAACTCCTTCTCAGGTAAATGTTGATGAACAATCCACTTCAGGAGAGGATCAGCCTACTACGACTGAGGCTACAGAGCAAACGAACGCTCCTATTCCTCCTGCCGCAGAGGCTCCGCCAGTGGATCAAAACACTCCAACTCAACGACCTCCAGATGATTTAGAAAAAAGAATACAACAAGTAGAACAGCAGAATCTACAATATAAAGCGCAACAACAACAGGCTCAGTTAACACAAGCCAAAGATCAGTATAGAGCTGATTTAGAGGTGCAAGGTTGGTTGCCTGAACAAGCGCATCAAATGGCTGAAGGATGGGCGGCTCAACAGAGCGAGGTTTCAAGACTTCAGCAAGAAGGGCAGCAAAGAGAGATGTTCTTACAAGGACAAGCTAATGCTGCTGAACATTTTGCAAAACAATATGATCTGCAATTAGCAGATCTATCCGAATTACGAAAGTATCCTGATCCACAATCAATGGAACAAGCAGCTAAACGTATGAAAGGTGATAGAGATAAGGACAAGAGAATAGCGGAATTAGAATCAAAGCTAGTTCCCTCTCAGTCTTTTGACGATAACCAGAATACTCCTGCACCTTCTAATGACGAGGATCGGTGGCTTGAGAAGTACAATCAAGGTGATCGTTCTGAACAGGCTTCGGCGGCAGCACGGAGGGCGGCTGGTTTAGGTTAATAAAAAATTTAAACAAGTGAGGTAAATTATGGCTCAGACAGCCACAACTGGGAATCTAGAAAATGCCCAGAAAATAATAATTAGTGCTGCTCGATATACTGAGGAGCATAACGCACCAGCTATGGCGCTTACAGAGAAGTTTACTCTTCCTAAAGGTGCAAAGCAGGTAACAGTTCCTAAAGTAGACCAAATGACTATGAGTGATCTACAAGATGGAGTAGACATCATTGATGAAGAAGATATCGGAATGACCACTGTTGACTTAACAGCAGCAGAAGTTGGAGCTAAAGTTATATTAACTGATAAGT